TTAAATATAATTTAAAAAAATTTTCTCCTCTATAATAAAAATGTCTATCGCTACCTCCAACTTAACATCCGGTTTTATCGATCTCGCCACTTATGACGAGCAAGAGAAATACACATACGGTGGCTCGGAATCCATCGCCTACTTCGTTCGCGAAGTTCGCAAATCGACATGGTTTACGCAAGTGCCGGTCGTGTTGAGCAAATCGTCAGGCCAATCTGGCTTTGGCCAACAATGGTCGGTTTCCATCTCTCGTGCTGGTGATTACCTTCTCCACACCTGGTTGCGCGTGGTCCTCCCCGCTGTGACGGCCACGGCTGTTAACGGCACCGTGTTGGGCTCGACGGCTACCGTTGCCAGCGTCTTGCGTTGGACCCGCAACTTGATGCACAACTTGATCCAAGAGTGCAGCATCACGTTTAACGATTTGGTGGCCGCTCGCTTTGACAACTTTCACTTGGACTTTTGGTCGTCGTTCACGGTGCCCTCCGGCAAGCGCAACGGCTACAACGTGATGATTGGTAACGTCAACCAATTGATCAACCCCGTAGCCGCCAACCCCCTCATCTTGGTCGGCCAAGGCGGTGCCCAAACCAGCACAGTCGCTGCCGTTGCTCAACAACAAGTGTTGCCCTCTCAAGTGCTTAACCTTCCTCTTCCCTTTTTCTTTACGCGCGATTCCGGCATTGCTTTGCCCACGGCCGCTCTTCCTTACAACGAAATGCGTATCAACTTTTCGTTCCGTAACTGGACGGATTTGTTGATCAAGGACGTATACATTCCATCAGCGGCAATGGTTGGTAGCGTAAGTGCAACTCCCGCTTTTACAAGTTCTGCCGGTGGTGCCGTTACTACTAGAGCTGGATACTGGGTGTCTGTTCCCGCTCAACAAAGCGATGTGGTAACTGCCCCCGAAATCGGCAACTCGTGCCAAGTGTGGGCCAACTACGCTATCGTGTCGAATGAAGAGCGTAAAAAGATGGCTTGCGCCCCTCGTGATATCTTGATTGAGCAAGTGCAAACCGCTCCTCTCCAATCGTTCAACACGAATGGCACCATCAACACCACTGGTTTGATTGGTATTGCCAACGGTACGCAAATTACCCCCCAATTTGACATCCGCTTCTCCCATGCCGTCAAGGTGCTCTTCTGGGCCGCTCGTAACAAGGCCAACTACTCGGCCTGGTCCAACTACACCTCCGACCCGCAGTTTCCCCTTGGCCCTCACCAATCGGGTAACATCGCGGCTGATCCGACCGTCAGTGCTCTCTTCGGTGTCGTCGACTTTACCGCCGGCTCGGACCCCGTTGACAACACCTCGCTCATCTATGAGAACACCCAACGTCTCCAAAACATGGGCTCGGACTACTTCTCCCTTGTCAACCCCTGGTTCCACTCGCCGGTCATCCCGCTCGAGACCGGCTACCACAGTTACTCGTACTCATTGGATTACTACAATATTGATCCTATGGGATCCACTAACTATGGTAAATTAACAAATGTGTCAATTGTCCCCTTCTCGTCGGCTGCCCAAAACAACTCGTGGTACTTTAACGCAACGTCTGCCCCAGCATCAGGTGTTGCAACTGTCAACGCCGTCGCCACGAAGTACGATTTCATCACCACATGTGTCAACAACAATATTATCCGCATTTCTGGCGGTGCTCTCGGGTTAAAAAACTGGAAGCCCAAAATAGGAAGCTGCCGAAAACGTTACAATTCATCGTTTTCGGGTAAACAGTATAAGAATTGTACTCTTTTTACAAGAGTTATGTAACTTTCTAGTCCAAGTCTCTACGATTGGGCAAGATAATTTAAAATGACGGGAAACCCCTTAAGTCAATGCTACTAAACCAATCAGGAAACTGATTGTGTGGACAGGTTAATAGCCTCGTGTATAGTAATAACGCATTGAATTGGGCAATCCGCGGGTAAAGAACCTAAAATCGTTAATCGACTAGATTATGGTTCTCCCTCAACGACTACCGGATTATCGGTCTATGGATACTAGTCATATCTATATAGGTCTAAGGTATAGTCTACTCCTTTCCGAAAGGAAAGGTATTAGGAGAAATGTTCCAGTTCTCTAAAAGACCAAATATGGTCAAAAAAATTCAAAATCAAAAAAAAAACAAAATTTTCAATTTCATAAAATTGAAAATAAAATCAAAGACTTTATTTAAATTAAAAATGATTGGTTATGTTTATAGTATAACAAATACAAAAACATCTGACATATATGTTGGTTCTACCATTCAAAAACCCGCTTATCGTTTTAAAGCACATCGAAGTAATGCAAAATCTGGAAAGAATGGAAAATTATACGACCATATAAGAGAGATTGGCATTGAACATTTTAATATAAACGTATTAGAAGAGTGTTCTATTCAAAATGAGTCGGAATTGTGTCAGAAAGAAAGAGATTATTATACAAAATTAAAACCATCTCTTAATATGATAGCTCCTCGTATTTCAGAAGTTCATGAAACAGGCAGAATTTACAAGATGTTTTTTAAAAATAATGTATCGATGTTTTATATTGGTTCGACAAAGAAAACAATATCTAAAAGATTAGGTGATCACAGATCTGCTTCAAATGAAGGAACTACTCCTATTTATACTTTTATGAGACAAAATGGAAAGGATAATTTTGATATTGAATGTGTCGAAGATGATATACCGATTGATCAGTTAATTGTTCGTGAAAATCACTGGATTTCAGAATTAAAACCAACATTAAACAAAAATTTATTTTTATGTAGAACAGAACAAGAGCGTGATAAAGCAAAATATGTTAAAAATTGTGAAAAGATAAAAGAACGAGTAAATGAACGTCGCTTATTAAAGCGAGATGAGATTAATGCACAAAAAAGAGATCATTATAAACAAAATAAAGAAAAGATATCTGAGAAAAGTAAGCAAAAATGGTTGGAATTAAGAACAAAAGAAATAACACTTTATACACAAAACCCCAACTTTACAAAAGAGTTGCTATCAACAAATACAAACATTCAATTAAAAGAAATTATGAGAAAATTTGGATTTGATAACTCTCCAAGGGTAAAAGAAAAATTGATTGAAAGAATTTTAAAGGAGCAACAAACACTATTTAATTAAATTATCATTAAGATGATAATTTAAAAAAGTTTAATTAAACCATTGGCCCACAACGACTGATTTGTAATTTTAACTGCATATTTTCCAATTGTAAGTCTCGTGCCTGTTGTTCCAATCGACGAATCTTCATGGGCAAGTCGTTTTCGTCCAAGAACTTTTCGGTCATTTGCAAAAATGAGACAAGCTTTTTAGTGGATTTGTAAATTTCTTTTTGCTTGTTAAAGTCGGCTTGGTAAGGCAATAGAAAATCATGCAACATTTTTTCAATGGGTCGCCCAGATACCTTGAAAATTTTGATAAGACGCCATTGGCTATACATCGATTCGGACGACGTGTGTTTTTTATTGCGTTGTAGCATTCGACCGTCGGAGAAGCCGATTTTAAGCATCCCCTTGCCTATATAAGAGGCATAGATGACGGAATCGGTGGTATATTCTTCAAGTTTGACCTCTTCTTCAAGCACTTCGGCTTCAATGTCCATTTCGGTGAGCGTTGCAAAGGCTTTAACAGGCCTTTCAAGCGCGACGGAGCCGGTGGATAATAATTGTTGAATCCAACCTGTCACTACAACAGCAAATTTTGGAGAAACCCATTGAGCGATATGTATAGCAACTCGTGGGTGCACCCAAGTACATTGATTATTTCCCCCTTGATTAAGCTTTATTAAGTCCGTCCTTATAATTAGAAGAACGGTACTCAATTCCTCTAGAAATTCGTCTGTTTTTGAATTTTTATACCAATTCGAATATTCTTTTCCACCGGCTTTGCAGAGTTGAGTGGCATTGATATAACCGTCTTCAACACGTGAGATGACTTCGATGCCACCAAGTAAAATACGATCTTTTTGTTCCTTGTCTTTTTGATCATCGATATCTTTTTGTTTTAATGCTTGGATCAATTCGTCTTTTTGTAAATTGTTGTATTCAAGAAGCCCTCGATCTTTTGCAAGCAATTTTAATTTATTTAAACTCATATCAATATACTCAAATACACTATCTTCATCTTCTTGATCGACTATGATTTCACTGATCAACGTGTCCTTGTCAAGATTTGTTGAGATACCACGTTCTTTGGCAAGTTCTTTAAGTTGAAAGATGTTCATTAATTTATAATCGGGATCGCCTTGCTTGGAGTCGCTATCATCAAGACCCAATTTGGTCCAGAAACGTTCTCGACGTCTTTCGGTCATTTCAAACATGCGTTCGTGGATATTGGCGAGCGATTTAGAGTTTGCAACACCGACAGTAAAACCGTACTTTTTAGCTTCGTCGCCAAGCTTCTTTTTTGACATTTTTTTCCAAGAAGAAATAACAAGAGGGTCAATGGGCGTGTGAATTAGCTCGACAAATTTATACCATTCTTTGTTGGGAGAGACTTCACGTGCTTGATAGGGATCGTGATCGTCTTCGTCTGGATGCTCCATGACATATTTAAATGTTTCGACCCAGTTTTCAATGCTTGCGGCTGAACAGAAACCGCCTCCGCCACGTTTTGATTTGCCGTTAAACATACGTGCTGTCGCTTGTTTACCAACGGTTTCGTGTGCTTCAAGCAGTAAATCGTAGGTGACGGAGATTGTTTTGCATTCGCGAACGAATGATTTTGGATTTGACATTTTGTGAACGACCATCTTCTTTTATAAGAGTTTCTTCTTTTTAAGCTTTAATTAAGATTTTTGTTGTCTACAAGAGTTTTACAAACTGCGACAAACTAACTTTTGTTGCAAATTCTAATTATGAGTCGTCTAGTGGTGGTTTTAAATTGTATAAAATTGAAAATATAAATTATCAATTTTAAAAATGTAAAAAATGATACGCAAAGAAGATGGTTATATCAATGCCACTCAACTATGCAAATCAGGTGGAAAAGAATTTAAAAAGTGGCATAAAAATGATAAAACAAAACAAGTTGTTGAAAAAGTGTGCATCAAGACAAAAATTGATAAAGATAGTTTGATCCAAATAAATAAATCTGGTTTAAATGAAGAACGTTGCACGTGGGTACATCCTACTATAGGGCTTCATATTGCGCAATGGATTTCAACAGATTTTTTTCTTCAAACGGTTGACTGGATTAATGAATGGAAAATGGATAATGAAAATAATGAAAAATACAAAAAAGCCATTGAGACTATTATACCAGATAATGATACCAAAAAGATTGAAAAAATGCTACAACTGTATTATAAGACTCAGATGGGTGGAGAGATTGAAGTAGAAACGCCGTTTGGATACATTGATTTGCTAACCGGTACTAAACTAATTGAAATTAAAAACGCTTTACATTGGAAACACGCACTTGGGCAAATTTTGTCATATTCCAACTTTTTTCCATCTCATGAAAAATGGATATATTTATTTGATATGAAAGAATCGTTATATGAACCGATAAAAATGCTTTTAAAAAAATTTGATGTGCATCTGTTTAGTGTAAATAAAGAAGTGTGCTTGCAATAATTTTTTATAGAAATTTACAGAGCATGTTTATGAAAAGTTAACGTTTAAATTAACTATTTACACCACACTCGCGCGACATATAATTTCAATATTATATGTATTTAATTATTAGCGTGGAGCTAATTCATTCTTTTATACATAACGCTTTTTGGTAAAAAAAGAACGCGATATGTATAAAACAAAAATGTTAGTAAATATAAACAATGTATAAATTCTCGCCGACCGATGTTACAGATAGATTGGCTGCTATAAAAGATATAGCAAATATTACGGCAAGGGATGGTGGGCAACCAGTTGGCGTAGACGATAAAGGCAACGCGATTGATCTACCGCCTGAATTTCAGCAAATATGGAATTTGATAGGACAGGTACAGACCTGCAATGCACCTATAGAACTTATGAGTCAACTGGTGGGTCTTCCACAAGGTAGATTTTTTGGAAATTTTGTAAACAGAACGGGCGATGAAGATCCGCGCGAATATAGGTATATTATGAATTTTATTCTTGCAATGACATGCGCACCTGGCACATACGGCGCCCCCGATTTAAAGTGCGAGTTTAATCGCATTATTGGGAGAAACAAGTGTGTATACAACAGCATGGCGACGCCATCGATGCGATGGTACGATGTATTGAAAACCATTTTTACGTATATGAATAATAGTCCACGGTATACAGTAGGTAGATTTCAATTCAACCCCAATCCGTATCCAGATTTCATGAATCACACCGAGACAGATCCTATGTGCAACACTTTACCACCCGCATTTGTGCCCACACAAGTATGCAAGTTGCCTTCTCCATCTTCTCCGACAACTTCAATGTCTTCAACGTCTTTACATTGGGAGACAAAAAATTTGATTTGCGCATTAATAATTGCGCTTGTATTATTGGTTCTTTTTTTCAATCCTGTTGCTTTTAAATTGACAAACATGGCAGGGGGTTATACAATTAATTTACATGGTCCAACGGCGGTTGGATATACTGTACATGGTATTGTACTGACTGGCTTGCTTGTGTGTTTATACTTTTTCTTTCCTAGAAAATAAACTACCGCTTTTTTATAAAATACAAGGCGGTGGTTTACGTGTAGGCTTCAGCAAATTCCATATAAAAATCATCGGCATCGCCGTATAATGGTTGGCCGGCGGCATAAGCGGGGACACTACGCGTCCCGTTTCCAGATCCCATCGTGGCTTGCTGTTGATGACGAGGCGCTTCTTTGTTTGTAAACTTTTCTTTGGTTTGAATCTTGCTACTGACTTCAAAAATAAAACGCTTGACTTCGTTTTCGTCGTGAGGGCCGTCATAGCGCACGAAAGGCTTCCCGGCGACATATAAAATCATCAATGGCACGTATTTGATTTCGGAGATGGTGGCTTTACTCATTCCGATAATGTGTTTTTGTGCACTGACATTGATCATTGCAAATTGACAGCCTCCCAACTGGCCTGGCAATCGTTTGAAAATGGGGATTAGCTCGCGACTGTATTGACAGTTTATCGAATAAAATAAGACTAAACTGATTCCTCGTATGGAGTGACATAAGATTGGGCCTTTTTGCCCTTTTTGTACACAAAAATCTTCCGTTTGTAAAAATAATAATCCGCTCATTCTTTACTTTATTTATACTATATAATCTTTTTTAAATGGTATATAGGCGCGGTCCCGTCCGCGCGCCAACGGGTTTTAATACAGCCCTTTAGAAAAGGGCCGTACCCCCAAAACACTTTAAGCAATAAATCGACTCCGTCGCGCGGGAACGGGATCCCGCTTAAAATTGAAAATTTAAAAAAGAATAAATAAAATTAAAAGAAACCAGCCCAGAATGAACTTTCCAAATTTTCCGCTCTATGAGAGACTTGCTCACACTGACGAAGACTACAAGGAGCTTGCTGATGAGCAAAAAGATGCCCTGATTGATAAATTCAAGGGGATGAGCGATGAAAAACAAGAAATCGTGTATGCCCTTATCAAAGCGTATTATATGGAAGAGCAACAACAGTTTATGTCTACAAGTGAATTGCCGTATAGTGGCAAGGCGTTGAAAAATCGTTTAAAATTTGACTTGGATTCTATTCCAAGTAAATTACAGTATATTTTACATGAATTTTCAAATATGAAATGATAATAATAAAATTTGTTAATTCTATAAAATAAAATTTATAAACACCCACAAATTTTGTGGGTGTTGAAATCAAAAATAAAATCAAAAATAAATTAAAAACCATAATTAAATTTTTCAGAAATCTAAAAAATTTAAAGCATACCAGGTCAAACCTATTTTTTTGCAAAATTTTCAATTTATTATTTGTTTTTAATTTCTTTGAATTTCTTTTCTTTTTTTATATTTTCTTTCTTTATTTTTTATTTTCTTTTAAAATTTAAAAGAAAATGATTTATAATATAAATGGAGTGCACTCACTGTAATTTAACGTTCAAGACAAAATATACATTAAAATCTCATGTATTAAATAGCAAAACGTGTCTTAAAAAAAGAGGACTTACGCTTGAAACAAAATTTACGTGCGAAGCATGTTCTATGTCTTTTGCAAGTAATATTAATTTAAATGTTCATATAGATAGTTGTAAAAAATATATAATTTATAAAGCACAGCAAGACTATGAAAAAAAAATAAAAGAAAAAGACGCAATTTTACATAAACAGCAACAAGACTATGAAAAAATTTTACATAAACAGCAACAAGAAATTGAAGATTTTTCAAAACAACTAGCATACTATACAAAACTAGAATTTAAATACGATGCCATTGTACAACAATATGATGACATTAAACACATTAATAATGATCACAAAAAACTTTCCATTGAACATACAGAATTAAAGGTTTCATATAAGGAATTGACTAAACAACATGAAGAATTAAAATCACAACATGAAAAAACAATTGCAAAGCTAGAAGTAAAAATAAGTCAATGTGACTTGATTTTTCAAAATATGGCTCAACATCAATTATATAATGAGGCAGTTATTGAATTAGAAGAAAATACAGAAATTGAAGATGCTATTGAACAAGACTATAAATTACAACCACTTGATCTTGGCAATGATATGTATATTGAAAGCAGAGAAGATGGGTATATCAATATAACAAACCTCTGTAAGGCTGGTGGCAAATTATTCGGTCATTGGAATTCACTTGAAAGAACAAAAGTGTATCTCAAGGCACTTTCTAGCGATATCGGGATCACGATACCGGAACTAATTACCCATCAAACAGGCTCGGGATCTAATCAAGCAACTTGGGTTCATCCCTATGTTGCTATTAATATTGCTCAGTGGATTTCACCTCAATTTGATGTAAAAATATCATCATGGATATACGAGGTAATGATAACTGGAAAAATTGACATTAGCAAAACAAAAAGTTTCCAACAATTACGTTTGGAAAACAAGGAACAAAAAATTAAAATACAATATTTAACTAAAAAATATGTAAAATCACAACCACGTGTCCAATACACAGAACAAAATGTTATTTACATTCTTACGACGCCTTCACATAAAAAAGAAGGCAAATATATTCTTGGCAAGGCTACCAATCTAACAAATAGGCTTTCTGTCTATAACAAGACAGATGAACACGAAGTGATTTATTACCAATCGTGTGGGGATGAAGAAACGATGTCTATTGTAGAACAATTTGTCTTTCAAAGACTGAAAGACTACAGAGAACAAGCCAATAGAGAACGATTTATTTTACCCGAGGGAAAGACAATTGACTTGTTTATTGATGTTATTAAAAAAACTATTGGATAAATTTTAACATTATATAGTGCACTTCTTTTATATTTTAATAATTAATGCGGGTCTAAATAGTTAATTTAATTGTAGCGTTTTTGGTACCGCTTTTTCTGAAAATTAAAGAAAGCGGTGTAATGTTAAATTAAATATTTAATTTAATATAAATGGACATTATCGATTTTTTGCCATCCTATACAGAGTTTGATAAGGATGTACAAGCCATTTTAGGTTCAGATTTAGTTGACACGACCTCTCTGTATCATAAAAAAGAGTTTTACGATGTAAGACTTCAGCCCATCGAAAAACGCCCTGAAAAGCCCGGTGAATACATGAATCATCAAATCATTATGGCGCGATTTTTAAGCTCCTATACACCGTATAATGGTATTTTAGTGATGCACGAACCGGGTACAGGTAAAACGTGCGCGTCTGTAGCCGTTATTGAAAAAATTCGGTCTGAAAAATCGTCCTTTCGAGGTGCCCTTATTTTGATGAAAGGTAAAAATTTGATTGAAAATTATAAAAAAGAACTTGTTGAAAAGTGTACAGATGGCAAGTATAAAGTTAAGGATGACGAAGAAGATGATGCGGGCGATACAGAAGATAAAGAAGAAAAAAAAGTGGGGTATGACAATCCTGGTAGTTTAACCGCCAATAAAGTGCGACGACGTATTAACAAAAAATTGGCAGAATTTTACCAATTTCAAACGTTTGAAACCTTTTCAAAACAACTATCAAAAATGCGCGACGAAGATATTATTAAAAATTACAGCAATATTGTCATTGTGATCGACGAAGCCCATCATCTTCGTATTGTGAATGAAAGAGGAGTGGTTGACAAAGAATTAAAGGGACAGTATACTAATATACATCGATTGTTGCATCTTGTCAAAAACACGAAAACGATTTTAATGACAGGCACGCCAATGATTGATTCGCCTTCTGAAATTGCAAGTTTGATGAATCTTATTCTGGGTATGGATAAGCAATTACCGACTGGTAAAAAATTTGAAGAGTATTATATGAAAAAACAGGCAAATGGCGATTTTGTTATTGATCCAGATAAGGCAAACGAGTTAAAAGATAAATTGCATGGAAAAGTCAGTTTTTTACGTTCGATGCAAAGTTCTGTCAAGCGTGAATTTGTGGGACAAAAACTTGACTTGCATTATTTCAACCAATATGGATTGGAAATGAAGCCATTTCAACAAGCTTATTATAAACTTGCACTGCAACGAGATAGGGAAGAAAAGGGTATTTATACGTATAGCAGACAGGCAAGTTTGTTTGTTTTTCCAGATGGAAAATATGGGGCGGATGGGTTTAAAGATCATACAAAGATTATAAAAGATAAAATAACTGGAAAAAGCCTTGTAAAAATAGACAAAACAATGACAGATGTTTATAAAGGTAAATCCGTTCCTGAAAAATTAGAGATACTTTCCACATTTAGTGTAAAATATGCGACATGCATAAAATTGCTTTTAGAGAATAAAGGCAATCATTTTGTTTATATGGATTTTGTACAGGGAAGTGGTGCCATCATTTTTGCGGAATTATTAAAAGAGTTTGGATTTAGTCATTTTATGTCTGGTGGAAAAGGACCAAAATTTGCCCTATTAACAAGCAAGACGTCTTCGGATATAAACGATGCAATTCGTTTATTTAACAGTGATACAAATATAAACGGTGAACGAATAAAGGTTATTATTGGTACAAAAGTTATTAGCGAAGGATTTACACTTAAAAATGTACGTCATGTTCATATATTAACGCCTCATTGGAACTTTAGCGAGACGGACCAGGCGATTGCGCGTGCATTTCGCTTGTTTTCGCATAATGCGTTAGAAAAACAAATACCCGATATTGTTGTTAAAATATATTTATATACGGTTTTTATGGCAGATCAAGAAAAGTTGGAAAATGTGGATGAATTTTTATCAATTGATCGATACATGTACAAGTTTTGCGAAGATAAAGACATTTCAATTAAATCCGTTGAACACTTGCTGAAACAAGTTAGTTTTGACTGTAGATTGACAAAAGAGCGCAATCGCCTTCCTTCTATATTAGACATGTCAAGAAATTGTGAATACCAAAAATGTGATTATATGTG